GACGGTAAGATTTACTATTGTCATTATTTTAATAATGCTAATAATAAAACAAACGTCTATTTAAGAATGCCTAATTTACCGATAAGGTATGAAATTAGACAGACCGGGCCAGGTTCAGGTAGCTTAACTCAAATTTGCGCTTCAGTAAATAGTGAAAACTCTGGTTTAGGTATAGGTAGCCCTCTAGCTGTTAACACTGGTTTTGCAGTTACTGCTTTTACAAAAAATCAAAACAATGCTCTTTTTGCTGTTAAGCCTACTTTAAAAGGTTCTAATATTTCTATAGATTCTTTAAATATTTTAACAGATAATAACATTAATATTAGATACGAGGTAGTAATTAACCCTACATTTTCGTCTCCGCTAACTTTTACAAGCTTAACCTCTGCAGCCTTACTATCTGCTTCAGGAGATGGTATTATTACAAGCTCAGGTGGGTACCCTATTTATGTAGGTTACACTAATCAGACAGGCGCTTCTTTAATAAAAATACCTGAAGACGTATTAAGATTTGGCTTTAAAATAGACGGTACTGCAGACACACTTGCAGTAAACGTTTATCCATTCGGGGCAAATAACGCTATTATATACGGTAGTTTAAATCTAAGAATACTACAATAATATTACCAGTTTTTACACGAAAAGTATTTTGCGGTGCCTGGCTTTGCGGTTGAGCACTTATGACGAGCTCTAAAAGACTTACGGCGCTTTGGGTTAGACTTCTTAATACGTAAGTTAGGATCCCCGTAATGAACTCTTTTTAACTTACCGTTCACCCGCGCACAACGCATATATTTTTTATCGCTACGAGTTGAAGCCATTTGACCGGTAACTTTTGTACAACGAGCACCTTTCTTTTCTTGTACCTCTACAGGAAAAGTTTCTGTAAACTCTTTAAGTAGTTCATTGTATTTGGCTTCGAAGCTGTTGAACATATATATATATAATATTTACTTTTTGCAGTAAGTATAAACAGATGAGCAATAAAAAAAAGCGTTCCTCTAACAATAAACCTCAACAACCTATAGACGAGAGTCTTATAGTACATCAAAACGATAAAATAAGACGGCCGTTACAAATTAAACAACGACCAGATTTAACCATTAAACAAAAAGAGTTTTTAAAACTCGCCTTAGATAACACTGTTAAAGTTATCCTCCTTTCAGGCCCCTCCGGAAGCAGTAAAAGCTTCCTTGCAGTATTAGCTTCTCTTGAATTATTAAATCTTAAAAAGGTTAGTGATTTAATTTATATACGAAGCATTGTAGAGAGCTCAGATAATAAAATGGGATTTTTACCAGGAGACGCGAGCGAAAAACTATCCCCATATCTAGAGCCATTAGTAGAAAAACTTGAAGAGATGTTGGATAAATCCGATATAAACGATCTTCAAAAAGAGAACCGGGTACAAGGTAAACCTACTGGGTATTTAAGGGGACTTTCTTGGAATGCTAAAGCAATTATAATGGATGAGGCCCAAAATAGTACTCAAAAAGAACTGATCACACTTATGACTAGAGTGGGGCACTTTAGTAAACTTTTTATTTGTGGGGATCCGATGCAATCCGACATCAATGGCAAATCTGGATTTGACAAAATGTGTAATATTTTTAATGATGATGAGAGCAAGAAAAACGGTATTCAAGTTTTTTATCTTACAGAAGAGGATATTGTACGTAGTGAAATTGTAAAATTTATAGTAAAAAAGCTCAACTTATATAACCACATGAAGTAACGGGCGAGTACAAAAGTGTTTTTTAACGCTAGAGTTTTACGAAAATGTCGTTATAATTCTAAATAATATTCTTATGATTTTTGACGAACAAATTTCTCGTAAACCCAATCACTATCCTTGGACGGAAGAATTTATTGAATCTATGCATAATGGATTTTGGACTGATAAAGAATTCAGTTTTAAATCCGATGTGCAACAATTTAAAGTCAATCTTACTGAACAGGAACGAGAAATTATTATTCGTACATTATCTGCCATTGGTCAAATTGAAGTAGCAGTAAAAACATTCTGGGCCAAGCTTGGGGAGAACCTTCCGCACCCTGCTTTGCAGGATCTTGGTTATGTTATGGCTAACACTGAAGTTATTCATAATAACGCTTATGAAAGACTACTCACGGTACTCGGCCTTGAGGATGTATTTGAAGAAAATCTTAAACTTGAATGGATCCAAGGCCGTGTAAAATATCTTAAAAAATACACTCACCGTTATTATAAAGATTCAAAAAAACAATACCTTTATGCACTTATACTTTTTACTCTTTTTGTAGAAAACGTTTCATTAATGAGCCAGTTCTACATTATTAACTGGTTTGCACGTAATAAAAATGTACTTAAAGATACTGACCAACAAGTAAAGTATACCCGTAATGAAGAGTATATTCATGCTCTTGTTGGGATGAAAATTATTAACACTATTAGAGAAGAATATCCTGATTTATTTGACGAAGAGCTTCAAGAAAAGATTTTATCTGAAGCTAGAGAAGCATATGAGTGTGAAGCCAAAATCGTTGACTGGATGGTTAATGGTATTAAAGAACAAAGTCTTTCTGCAGTACACTTAAAGGAATTTATTAAAGACCGTATTAATGAGTCTCTTAAAGGTATTAATTTTCCACCTGCATTTGAAACCGATAAGGAACTACTTAAAGACATTACTTGGTTTAATGAAGAACTTCTCGGTAACAACATGACCGACTTTTTTCATTCTCGCCCGGTTGAATATTCAAAGAAGTCACAAAGTTTTTCAGAAGACGATTTATTTTAAACACCCCTAGGGTAAGTAAACTTTACGCTTTATGACTAACAAGGACATTTACTGGCTAAATAACGACTCGAGAAAATTTCTTGCGCGTGGCTATCTTATTGATAATGAAACTGCTGAGCAACGCATTAGGTACATTGCTGAAACTGCAGAGAAGTATCTCAAAGTAAAAGGCTTTGCAGACAAGTTTGAATCCTATATGCACCAAGGATTTTATTCTCTTGCATCTCCTATTTGGGCTAACTTTGGCCGTAAGCGTGGGTTACCTATTTCTTGTTTCGGTTCTTATGTAGATGATGACATGGATGCTATTCTTTACAAGATCTCCGAAGTAGGTACTATGTCAAAAGCTGGTGGTGGAACATCTGGTTTTTTTGGTGCTATTCGTCACCGTGGTGCAAAAATTAGCTCCGGTGGAGAGTCTACTGGTGTTCATCATCAACTTACTGTATTTGAATCGTTAACTGATTATATCTCACAAGGTAATGTTCGCCGCGGTTCTTTTGCTGCCTATCTTCCTATTGATCATAAAGACATTGAAGAGTTTCTCCATATACGTAAAGAAGGAGACACTATACAGAACTTATCTATTGGGGTGTGTGTTCCTGATGATTGGTTTAAATCAATGCTTGACGGTGACAAGGAAAAGCGCCGTATTTGGGGCTTAGTAATTAAAAAGCGTTTTGAATCTGGTTATCCATATATTTTCTTTACAGACAACGTTAATAAACAAGCACCGAAAGTATATAAGGATAAGAAGATAAAAATTCATCATAGTAATCTTTGTACTGAGATTATGCTTTCAAATGGCCCAGAAGAGTCATTTGTTTGTGATTTGTCTTCGCTTAATTTAGAGCAATGGGACAAGTGGAAGGATACCGATGCAGTTGAAACACTTACCTACTTCTTAGATTCAGTAATGACTGAGTTTATTAATAAAACCGAGAAGATGAAGTTCATGGCTCATCCTCGAAACTTTGCTATTAATCAACGCGCTCTTGGTATTGGAGTGCTAGGGTGGCACACATTTCTTCAGTCTAAAATGGTTGGTTTTGAGTCAATGGAAGCTAAACTCCTTAACACTCAAATATGGAAAACTATACGCAATAAAGCTGATAAAGCTTCTGAAGAAATGGCCCAACAGTACGGGGAACCATCTCTACTTAAAGGCTACGGGCGTCGTAATGTAACCACGCTTGCTATCGCTCCTACTACATCAAGTTCATTTATTCTCGGACAAGCATCTCCCTCTGTAGAGCCTCTCAACTCTAATTACTTTGTTAAAGAT